TATCTACTAGTAATTCTTCCATAAGACCTGTTGTGTCATCGTATGCATTAACACGAACGTGTCTAGGTAGCCATTCTATGATTTGACATACTCTGGCTGAGAATATATCAAATCCACCCATCTTATCTTCTGGATCATCATCTGTATCAATTGGAACAACTGCTACATGACCCTCATCACACATAGAGATTACAATGTCTCTAATAAACTGTCGACCAGTTTGATCAACATTTGCTTGTAATGACATGATCTCATTTAAAGGTGTGAACCTTAAAGACTTTTTATAGTTACCTTTCTCATCGAGTTCAACATGCTTAAAATCAAGACTAGCTACATCATTTGCTATTCTTGAATATATTGATGCAGTCATTCTCTTTTGAGAATTGTAATAACTTTTTAGTTTATCAGGCCTATCGCTTGTACCATTGTGATAATAACCATTTGTATTCTTATAGGAAGGATCTTTATTCCTGAATACATTCCAAGCTTTTTTAGCTCTACCAAATAGCGTAGTTTCCAATTTAAGCCTCCTTAATCAAAACTTTCTCTATGGATTTTATAAGCTACATACGCATCCATCATTGATGCAACGCCGTCAATTTTCTTATCATGACGCTGTTTCAATAACTTTCTATTACCATTAGTATCTTCTAGAGTAATTGCATTACCCATACAGAAAGACATAATCTCTTGGTCAAATTCCAACATTCTTTCACTTGCTAAATGCTTTAATTCACCTAAAGGTACAGACTCTGTCTTAGATCCCTGAGCAACTTTCTCAACACCATAAGCGCCGTTTTCAGCAATCCAACGATCCACAAACACTTTAGCATTATATGGGTCAAATCCAAACGACTCAATTGTATACTCAGCTTCATCAATGTGTATTTCAATGTCTTCATAGATTTCATCCATGTCTAGCACGGTACCTTCCATGATTATCAAACTACCTTCATTCATAAAGTCTTGGTATTTCATTCTAAGTGCTGCAGGTAAAGAATCTAATGTTTTTCTAGTAATATAACAACGTGTCTTAACACCAAATCCGCCGTACGGCAACGGAAATAGAAATGTAAACGCACAGAAGTCATCACCCATTGACATATCGGCACCCATTGAACATGACATACCCCAGAACTCTTTTGCTCTGTGTATGATAGTCTCTTCATATGTAAAGAAATAAGTATATCCTTCCATAGGAATACCAAATCTCTTTGCCAGAATATCATTTCGTGATGCTGGAGAATTTTCAGCTTTCTCAACATCTAACTGATAAGTTTCATATGTAACTGTTTTACCAATATTAGGTTGTGCCTTTATCCACATTCTTGGATCGGCAACTTCTGAAATATCATCCAGTTTATAGTACCAGATTGAAACGTGTGGAGCTATATACTTACCTCGAAGTATGTCCATTAGTTCCATTTTGATTGTATCACCACTACCGTTTCTAACTGTTCCTTCAGAACTAGTAGCAATGATTAAATAGTCATCTAACTTAGAAGCACCCTGTTCGATTGCTCCTATTACATCTTCTCTCAAGTCACCAGACAGCCATTCATCAACTGTTGCTATTTTACATCTTAAACCTTGAAGTTTATTAATGCTCATTGGTCTAATTTCTAATAAAGAACCTGTTAAGAAGTTCTGTATACCCAACTTAGTTGAGGCTAGCTTAACACGTTTAGCTTTAGAGCCAGTAGTATTGTTGATTGAACCATTTGTGAAGAATTTAAATAGTGGTCCTCTAGAACGAGTAATAGATGTTCTTATAGGAGACATTACTTCTTCTGCCTGTTTCATAGTTGGAGCTGTGGTGATTTGATGAGTTGTTGCAGTATCAATGTTTAGAAAGAAGCTTTGGATGAACGATGCATACATTGATTTGGCAGCACCTCTAGCAACGATAAGATATTGTTTCTTAGTTAATCTTTTCTTTATCGTCTTTAGTTGGTATGAGCCGCCTTCACCATTTTCATCGGGAACCCAAACTTCTCTTTGCACAAAGTAGTACCAGCCAAATACCTGCTCACCCCATAATTTAAATGTATCTAATAAATGTAATTCTGAACCATCAGTTAATGTTAGTTCATCTTCACAGTATTCAATCCAACCATTAATAGCTTGATCATCGTAATAGATTGCTGGATTGGCTATTAGTTCATCTATACGATTCATTTCTAGAGATACTTCTTCGTTTACTGGAATTTCTCCCGATATAACTTTCTCCCTAAATTCACCATAATACTTGGGAATGGCGGTATTCGATAATGCCATGTTTCACCTACTTTTTATTCTGTTCTGAAATTTTCTCAAAAGTGTCTTTAGCACTTTCTTTAATAATTTTAGTGATAGCTTTCTTTCCTGGATAAAGATCTTCTTCAGATAGTTCTTTGAACTTTCGTTCCATGTTAATTCTTTTTCTTATATCAAAGATACCTTTACCACGAAATCTAGAAAGACCACTAGAAGAACTTTTAGCTTTTCTAACACCCCACTTCATACCTTTAACACCAAAGTGTTTTAATGATTCGTTAGACATAAAGCACCTACTTCTTCTTTGGTTTTGGTGCAAGATAATCTGCTAAGTCTTTTCTATCAAAAGCTTGATTAGTAGCTGCCTTAACACCATATAACATGGCACCAGAAACAACAGTTTTAGCAGTCTTCTCTGCACTCGAACCCAATATTCTCAACACTGCAGATTTTCCAGGAGAAATATCGGCTTTAGTTAGTGATGATAATTTTTTCTCATCTTCTAGCCTAGCGATTTTCTTCTTTAATGTCGCGTCAGATAAAGTTCTTCGGTTTTTTAAATCGCTTTTTCTTTTTGCTCTTGTTGTTGAAACATCTGGGTCGTCGATCATTTTCTTTTTTGCTTTAGAAGATCCTTTGGAACCTGAGGAACCTCGAGATTTTCTAACACCCCACTTCATACCTTTAACACCAAAGTGCTCTAGGAAATCTTTAGCGGTTTTAACTTCACTAGTCTTCATATTAAACCTCCGCTAATAGTGTAATATCAAAAGCCAACTCTTTCAATTGGTTTTGTATTGCTGATACTAGAAATGAATTTCCTGGTGGATCAAATATAAGTCTAACCCTTAGATAGATCCATGTTTTAACACAGTCTAGATAATCTTCATCAACATCACCAAGCAATTCAGTCCATGTTGTTTCTTCACCGGGTTTAACTCTAACACCAACCGGAGCATCAATACCTAGAATATGCAATTTTGAGAATGTACCATTAATATGCATTGCTACTGAGTTATCAAAAGATGTATCTGCAGCATCAATATCTAATAGGTCTTTGATTGATGTTAAAATATCATCCATAATTAAACCTCCACAAGAAATTCAGACATTACAAATCCTACACCAAGTTCTGTTTCAACTTTAGACCAAGCTTCATTGACTTTACCTAACACTTTAACTTTAGTTCCACACATTAAAATTGTACCAGTTCTTTTTTCTTTATTAAAAACTAATTCAGATTTTATTGATGGTCCTTGTCTTAATGAAAGAGCATGACAATTTGCAACTTGAAGTAAACCAACGTTTGTTTCTTTTACTGGTTTGTTTTCAGGATCGAAATCTTTGTCAATTCCATCATTTTTAGCCATTCCAGAAATTTTGGAATATTCCATGATAAACCTCCTTATAAAATATTAACTTAACCACGGCGCTTGGTCGTTTTTAGATCGATTAGCAATCGTAGTTTGTTTTCTAATTTTACCATAGTGAATGTAATCATGTGTCTCTTTTGATGTGCTCACTAGGTTGTTTAGATCATATAGTTTTGGATGATCATTTAAAATATCATCGATGGTGATTGGATTAATATGATGAACTAATACCATAGAACTTATAGGATAATCTTCATCGCCTAAGTCACAACCTAAATCTCTAATTATAACTAGGTCTCTAGTTCTACGCCAACGTCTTGTTCTATAAAACTGTTGATTTAGATATCGCATGTAGCCGAATGTATCTTCACCAACCATAGAATATAATTTTAAATATTCAACCCTTTCATCGAAAGAATCAAACTTTAACATTTCGTTATAAGACTTCGTATCCATCATAGTTGTCATCATTGCCACTATATTTCTTAAAAGCATTTAAAGCATTCTCTGTGAGTTCTGCTTCATTCGTAGCGCTCTTATAAGCCTCGGCTTTAGCTTCTAAGACATCTATCTCAGCTACAAGTTTTCTTCTCTTAAGTCTAGCTTCTTCAGTTCCTTCTTTTGCATAGATAGCCACTATTTGAGATGAGGCGGTACCGTCATCTAACCATTTCTTTGCTAGCTTAGTTGCAGATAGGACCATGTCTTGTTCAACTGCTTCAACAGTGGTTCCTTTCATACCTTTTGTCATAGTATTACCTCCTTTCGTAGTAGTGTTGTTGAGTATATTTCTCTTTTGGATAAGTATGAGATGGATTATAAAAGTAGTAGAAAGTTACTTTAGAAGCCGGTATTATTGAGAGGCGTGAGTTTCTGTCTAACTCACTAAAAGAGATTAACACACGAAAATCTCATACTTATCCAGAAGGGAAATATAGCGCTTTTTAGGTCAAAAATCCCCCCGGAGATTTTTTTAAG